CTGTTTCATCATTATATTCACTTGTGCCTGTACTACCAAATAAACCAAAGTCAAAATGTTCAGATACATTTCTGTCATCTTCATCTTCATTTTCTTCTAGTTCATCTTTAGCATAAGAGAAATAAAAACATTTATCTTTTGCAACAACATCAAGAGGTTGTCCATACTTTTGTTTTAAACTTTTGCAAGTCGCAACATCATCACTTGGATATGCTCTACCTACAACTCTCTTTGCAAGTTCAAAAGCCTGTGGATATATTAAATCCACTTTTTCCCTTGCGTCAAAAAATGCCTCACGTTCCTGTGTGTTTTCTGTTTCAGCATTATCAACATACCGATTTAAAATCTTATTTCTAAATTCAGTATTCATTCTTATTTTAACTCATCAATCGGTAAGTTCCACCAATAAGTTAGGTTATTATTTTTATTTTGCATAAAGTTTAAATATCACTTGACAATAATGTTGTCAAGTATTATATAGGATTAATTATTTAAACCATTTTATGAGTATTAAATAATGGGACAACTTCTGGTTGTAGTACATCACACCGACAATAGTCCGTCTTTGTGCTATGAACCAGAACTGATCCCTGATCCATTGTAATTGTAGCCTAGTAAGGTAGATACGAGAACGGCTTTGCAATGGATCTGGGATCAGAACTAGTTTTAGGGCGCCTGGACATTTCTGGGCTAGATCATAGGTTGCAATACCCATACGGGTATGGAGGTATTATACTAGTATTTAAAGACCTCTCGCCTACGAGCCACTAGTACTGATCCCTGGTCCATTGGGCTATTGGTTTGATCCCGATGTTACCGATGGATCTGGGATCAGTCAACACGCAGCTTTGACGCCTTACGTCTATTGAGTATCGTGTGGAGACTGGTCACTTTAGAATGATTCTAAAAATCATTCTAAAGAAGAAAGAATAAAGCGGCAAGCTTCAAGCAGCAAGCAATGCTTGACAGTGACTGAAGGATGATATAGGATAAAAATAGAAAGGAATAAATATGGACACAACACAATTAAAAAGAATAGCGGATGCAATAGAAGAGATCCTGCGACTAATAAAGAAGGATATGAATGCTAACAAAAAATAAAATAAAACAAATAAACAAAGATGGATGGTACTGGGC